ACCTTGTTATAAGCATTATTTAAATGGACACGTAAGATCAAGAATGTTATATGTTCCTGCTGAAGAATGGGACATTGCTTTAATGCTGCCAACTCAACGATTCAGAAAAGCCGGAACTTCAAAAATCTGGAAAGAATCAAGACAAAAAATACGGAAAGGATAATGGCGTTTAATCTAACAGAATTTAAATCTGGGGTTGGAGAATTACTTCGACCATACAGTTATGAAGTAAATATCGTGCCTCCAAATGGTGGAGGCAGAAACTTGCGACTTCGAACAGAATCTATATCATTGCCAGGTGTTTCATTTGCTGAAGTCGACAATTATAAAATTTATGGAAATGGATTATCTTTATCAATACCACACTCAACCACAATTCAAGAAATCACTTGTGTTCATAACGTGGATGGTGAAGGCGAAACGTTACAATCGTTTTATGACTGGGCAAATGAAATTGTAAACATTGACGGTAGCAATAAATTTTCAGCATACTATTATAATGATTATGTGAGATGGGGGACTATCAATGTTTTCAAATTGGACGGAACGACAGTAAAAACTTATATTTTAAGAAATATATACCCTGCAGCGTACGATCAAGTACAAATGTCTTGGAGTTCATCTGGAGAAGTAGCACAATTAAGCGTTACATATAAATTTGAATCGTTTGAATTAGTTTAATAATAAATGGAGTAAATTATGGCATTACCTAAAATTGCAGCACCAACTTTTGAATTGACACAACCATCGACTGGTGAAACATTACAGTATCGACCTTTTCTTGTTAAGGAAGAAAAAATTCTTCTCACATCAAAAGAAAGTGGCGAATCATCTGATGTTTTTCGAGCAGTCAAACAAATCGTCAACAATTGCGTAGTAAATGATGATTTTGATGTGGATAAAATTCCATTGTTTGATATGGAATATATTTTCATTCAACTTCGTGCTCAATCAGTCGATAATATTGTCAAATTTCAAGTTGAAGACAGTGACGATGGAATTGTTTATGATCTCGAATTGAATTTGAATGACGTTGAAGTTCAAATGCCAGAAAAGCAACACGATGGTATTGTTAAGATCAGTGATGACATTGGCGTGAAACTTAATTATCCAACTGCAAAAATGGCAAACACATTAAAAGAAGCAAAAACAATGACAGAGGTCATTTATGAAATGATTATGAATTCTGTTGAATATGTTTTTGATGCAGAAGATACTTATCCTTGGTCAAAAGAGTCACGAAAAGACAAAGAAGAATTCATTGAATCTTTGCCTGTTGATGCATATGAAGAAATTAGTCGTTTCTTTGATGATTCACCAAAAATTGAACACATTGTAACATACAAGAACAGTCAAGAAAAAGAGAAACGAGTTGTGTTCAGGAACCTTGATGATTTTTTTACGTTATACTGAGTTACTTAGATCTTTTTCATTATTATAAAACAAACTTTGATGTAACTCAGTATCATAAATTTAGTTTAACAGAAATTGAAGAAATGATTCCTTTTGAACGAGACTTGTACGTTGAAATGTTAGCAGAAAAAGTAAAACAAGAGAATACACAATAAATGGCACTAAAACTTATTACAAGCGCAGTAAAAGCAATGGCAAAAGGCGGTGTCGCAGGCGGTGCCGCGGGCGCTGCTGGTAAAGCTGCTGACGATTTTCTCGGTGGGAATGAAGAACTTGAGATAAAGAGTATAGGTGAAGAGGTTCAACAAGAAGAGTCGAATGTTGTAAGCAAAGAGTCGAATGTTGTAAGCAAAAGTCCTATTATATCATCAGAGACACCTGAAACAATTTATAACTTTGCAAATAACATTGTTAAAAATACAAAAATTATTGAAGATGTGGTTAGTGCTCCAAAAATTAAACCACAAGATGAATCTGTACAGGGATTCAAAAGACTCGTTCAAAAAGAAAGAGAACTAAAACAACAAAGGCAGGTTGCAACAGCTGTTTCAGGAATTCGTTCTGCTGGGATGGTATTACAAGAAAATGCAAAAGATGCTATTGAAAAACAAAGAAGAGAAGAACTAAAAAGCGAGAGAGAAGCTGAAGAACAAAAACTTGAAGGCGGACTCGGTGACATGGCAACAGCTGGCTTCGAAAAGGTTGCTGGTTTTGCTGGGCGTGCTAAAGATGGTATTCTTGCTGCGCTCTCTCCTTTTATGACACCTGCCTTATTGTTCGGTGGTTCATTTCTTGCTGAAAAAATGCAGAACATTCTTCCTGAACGCTTTCGTGATACTGACCTTGAAACTGTATTGAATACTGTCGATATGGCCGCAGATAAAGTTGCAAGTCTATCAGCAACGGTTGGTCTCAGATCACTCGCAAGTAAAGTAGGTAAAGCTGGACAAATCACATTACAGAACATGGGTTTGGCAAAACCGCCACCCGCAGTTGCGCAACCAGGCGTAAATGCGGCACAAGCAACGGTTGGAAAGGTTGGTGCTGGTGGGAAGTATCAAAGATTTCTTGCTAAATTAGCATCCGCGCGTAAATGGTTTGTTGGACTTCAAAAAGCATCCAATAGTATTGTTGCAAGTGCATCACAGTGGATGGCAAGGTTGCCTGCTAAAGCAATGCAGTTTCTCAAAAGAACAATGAGAAAGGTTTTGAAATGGTATCTCATCTTCGAAGCAATCAGTGCAATGTATAACGCAACACAAGCATTAATACTTGGAACTATTTCAAAAGATGAATGGCACACACGCAATAAAGAACAAATCACAAAAATCATTCGTTTGTTTGGTGGTCCATTCTTGGTAATGGCCCTCTTTGCGGCAGCAGGCACAGTTGTTCCAGTACTTGGTAACTTAGCTGGCGGTCTCGGTGGTTTGATTGTCGGTATTCTCTTAGGTGATAGTGTATTCAACATTCTTAAGTTGAATGTTCTTGTAGAGGGTATGTACGACGTATTCTTTCTCGGTAGTTGGGATAAGCTCAAGTCGTTCATTCCATCATTGCTCAGCAGTGTTGGTGGAGCACTCAAAGACATTATAGAAAGTGCAGCAAAAGCAGCGTTTGATGCAGTGACCACATCACCACTAAGAATTGCAAATGAAATGTTCTCCGACCGTATGGCAACAGAGGAAGAAATCTCTGCGGAATATGGTGATGACGTTCGTGGCACTGAGTTGTTGTTCAAGGCAGGTGAAGGTTTTGGTACAGATGAAAATGCTGTGTTGTATGCGTTTAAAGATATTGATACACCTGAGAAATACAATGCATTTAAAAATGAATTTGAAGAAAAGTTTATTCCAGAATATAACGAAGGTTTTGGTCGCGATGTTGAAACGATGGAAGAATACTTGCAAAAAGAGTTGGGAACTGAATCTTATGATCAACTGAAAAATCAAGTTGCAGTTCAAATGCGAGAAAACGCAGAGAATGAATCTGAAAAATTAAAAAACTTTTTACGTGAATCGGGAATTGATGAATCAACTGTCATTTCTGGTATTGGCGCAGTATCTGATGAAGAATTTGCAAAATATAAAGCAGGTGAATTGATTGATGTTACCACGCAAGATGGTGAACGTGTTTTAATGACAGAGCAACAACTTCGTGATTCTGATCAAGTAGGTATTGCTGCTCGCGAAAGTGCAATCAGTCGTATTGAGCGCAATCGAAGAATCTTTATCGCAAGACAAGCTCAAATAGAAGAAACACCTAATGACACGAATGAAATTGTACCAGAACAATCTGAAAGACCGACAGAAGGTTCTCAAGATCAACCATCTCCGGCTCAATCACAAAAAGCAATTGCTAACACAAACGAAAATATACAACAAAATATTATTCCAGCAGTCGATGGTATGAACAACAGTGTTAATTTAGTTACTCAAAATATAATGGCTCAACAACAAAGAAAATCACCACCCGGTGGTACTGAAGGACCATCGATGCCTTCGTCAGCAAATCCATCAAGAAGAACAGCAGATAACTTTATTGAAGTTAGTTACGTGACATAAAAAAAGAGCCCGCCGAAGCGAGCTCTTCTCCGAATAATCGTTGCAATTATTCGTTTGCAAGTTTCTGAAAGAATTCCAGAGACTCATCATCATCATCGAATGTGCTATCCGATGTCGTGTCATCGACACTAGAGGTAGGTTCCTGGCTCGGTGGCGTCCAAGGTGTTTCTGTTTCCTCTTGAAGTTCTTCCTGAGCCGCAGGTTGAACATTTGGATTGTGACCAAGGACTCGAGCCAGACGTGCTTCAAGTTCACCGTACGACTTGAAGTTTTTGGGATCAACCAACTCAGACAATCCATGTTGTGATTGCCAAACTTTTTCAAGTTGATCATCATCATCAAAAAGCGTTGAAGGTGAATCAAAATCAGATTTATCATAGTTACGATAACCTTCGACCTGACGAATACGAAGACGGAAGTTTGCACCAGCCCAGAAGTCAAATGGATTCACTGCATCCTCATCTTCAAACTCGGGATGCATAATATCATTCACCTTGTCAAAGATTTTTTTACCGTATTCATATAAGAATACTTTGCCTTCATTTGACGGATTGCCTGGATCCTTAATAACATAAATGTTTGAGATGTAATGCAGTCGACGTTTTTGCTTACGCGCAACATCTTTATCACCATCAACACCAGAATTCCAAAGCTTACTATTGTATTCTGAAACAGGGTCATCTTGACCAAGTGTTGTCAGTGACTTTTCAATATACCAACCGCCGGGACCTTGGAACCCGTGATCCCAATAACGAACGAACGGAACATCTTCACCTTCAGGAGGCGGTAGGAAACGAATAACAGCAGAACCATTACCAGCAGAATCAACTGTTGGTTTCCAAAAACGATCATCACCAGACGGCTTTGCGTTATTACTTACTTGTTCAGCGGCTTTTGCTAGTTTATCAAATTGCGCAGAACGTGACTTTTTCATTTTTTCAAATGCATTACTCATATATTTTCTCCAGTGTATTTTTGTATTTCAGAGTATTGTTGTATTTCAGCTTATCCACATTATTCATAATATTATAACCATTATAAATGGTCAGTCGAACAATGTCAACCATCTTTCTTTCTTTAGTATGTCATTTCCAAGAAACGGTTCATACTTCAAAAGACGATGACATAGGTCAGGCCAGACGACTGGGTCACTAACTGCTTCTGACCAATAGTCGAATACCTTTCCATTATTTATACGGTTCACTAAAATCAGCGTTTCAAGTGATACTTTTTCTTGACGGTAATCCTCAAGTAGTTTTGGATAATCACCATTCTTCACATTAAGAGCCTCATCAAGCGAATCGTATTGCGTAAGATCAGTTTTTACAGTATAATCAATTGACTGTATCACTGAATTTCTATCTCGATATCGTTTTTCATTTTCAACTGTAAACAAATTACCAATCCAAATATTTGAATTATGAAACATGTTTGCTACTGTTAGTAGTAATGGATCGGCACGCTTTGTTAGTTTATAATAATGGTATTTGTCACGCCGCGTTTCAAACTTCGTTTCATCAACACGAACTTTACCGTGGTATTTAAAGAAGTCATAACTGTCACTGTTGAAATGTAACTTGACAGCAGTGAACATTCGATACGCGTCAAACGGCGTCATCGTTTCACCTTGTCAATTTCTGTCCAAAGAACACCAATCACAATGGCAACCTCGTAGTTTTTTCTAAAAAGTTGAGTTGCTCAGCCTCTTCTTGTATCTTTGATTGAAGTAAAGGATTATCACAAATCAATTTTGCGATTGACTCTACCTCAATGTTATTCTCTTCACAAAAAGAAACCACCGCATCCATATACTGAATCTGATCTTTCTTACAAATCATTTCAAT